AGTAGCGTCTGACGCGACTTTGACTAACCGTGCAACGGCTCTCGCGCATGTATTTGCAAACGCGTCGTTGGGTACATCTGCCCGCACCGGTTCTACCGACACTGGTAGTTCCAATTCCGCTTTGGGCGTTTCCACAATTGCTGCAACGGCTACTTTGCCATTGCGTATTGTGGGTATCATGGATGACGCAGGAAACAGTGACTATGCAGCCGCTGGTATCCCGCTAATTGTCCGTTTGAACGCTCATTATAATGCACCAACCAGCCGTTTTGATTCGCAAACTACTGCGACATCAACGGGCTTATAAGGAGGGCTTAATTAATGGCTATTTCTCGCGCACAATTAGCGAAAGAGCTAGAACCCGGCCTTAACGCCTTGTTCGGCCTTGAATACAATCGTTACGAAAACGAGCATGGTGAAATCTTCGAAGAAGAAAGCTCTGACAGAGCATTCGAAGAGGAAGTTATGCTCGGTGGTTTTTCCACAGCACCTGTTAAAAGCGAGGGCGGTTCCCTCACTTATGACGATGCGCAGGAAACATATACCGCTCGTTACACTCACGAAACCATTGCGTTGGCGTTTTCGATCACTGAGGAGGCTATCGAAGATAACCTTTATGATCGTCTGGCATCTCGCTACACTAAAGCTCTGGCCCGTTCTATGGCTCAGACAAAGCAAATCAAAGCAGCTTCTATCCTGAACAACGCGTTCACGGCGGGTGCTTCTGCGATTGGCGACGGTGCAGCACTTTGTTCAGCCGCTCACCCATCACTTTCTGGTAACCAGACTAACGTCTTGGCAGTTGCTGCCGACCTCAACGAAACTTCGTTGGAACAGATGTTGATCGACATTGCTGGTTTGACTGATGAGCGTGGTCTAAAGATCGCTGTTCGTGGTATGAAGTTGATTATTCCGAAAGAACTGCAATTCATTGCAGAGCGGGTACTTAACTCCAATCTACGTTCCGGCACTGCCGACAACGACAACAACGCGATGAAAAACATGGGTATGATTCCAGACGGAGCCGTGGTTAACCACTTCCTGACAGACTCAGACGCCTTCTTCATCAAAACTGATGCGCCTAACGGCTTCAAATACTTCAACCGTTCGCCAATTAAAACGGCAATGGAAGGGGATTTTGATACGGGCAACATGCGCTTTAAGGCGCGTGAGCGTTATTCATTCGGTGTATCCGATTGGCGTAGCGTTTACGGTACACCCGGCGCAGCATAAGAACAGAACCTCATTCTGTACTGCAAGGAGGGGCTTCGAAAGAGGCCCCTTTCTTTTTGTTGTTTTTTGTTTTATACTTTATTCAGGGTATAACATATTAGCTTTGTAGACAGGTTCCTACCCTCCTGACGTTGCATAGACTACAAGGCGAATCCTTATGCAAAGGGTACTAAAATGGCTTCGACCACTTTTTCAGGTCCAGTGACCTCCACCAATGGCTTTGTTGGTGATATTGTTGTTCCAACTTACACAGTAGCAAACGCACCTTCAGCCTCCGATGCTGGAGCAGGTACTATCGTGTACGTTTCAAACGGTGCCGCAGGCGCTGCTATTCTAGCTTTCTCCGACGGAACAAATTGGAAACGTTCTGACACGGGTGCTACAATCTCCGCAGCATAAGAGGTGGGTTATGAGTAGGTTCAAACCCGCTTCTCCCGAGGAGCTTGCTGCTCGCGGGGTTGGTGTAAAAAAAGTTCGCGCACGAAACGACGATGGGACGCTTAAAGCTGATGATCCGTCTACGCCGGAAGTAAATGAGGCGTGGGAAAAAGCGCCTTCCACGGCAAAACGTGCTAAATCTCCTAAGAAAAAGGATTAAATAATGGCGGGTTCTGATGTAAGAGCAAAACGTTTGACAGGCACGGGCTCTGCCGGTGTTGGTCCTGCGCGTATTCGTCAAGTTCAGGTTAAAACAACCACTGGAACACCGCGTCTGACTATTTCAGATGGAAACGGGGGCACCACTGTTTTAGACATGGACTTAGACGCTTCAGACACTCATTCCGTAAACATCCCGGATGAGGGCATTCGCGTTGCCGATATTTATGTAGCCACGTTTACCGCCTGTACGTCGGTGACGGTGTTTTACAGCTAGGAGGATTACTATGGCGTCCGATGTAAAGGCCACCTACTTAACTGCTACTGGCACGGTCTTCGCCGGACGGGCTCGCGTTAAAGCGATACATTACCACACTCACGCCGGGACAGGTCCTTCTCTGGTTTTAAAAAACGGAAGTACGGGTGGAACAACGCAACTAACGTTAGCGTTTCACACCAATACGGATGACAATGTTTATATACCGGACGAGGGAATGTTGTTTAGCGACGGCTGTTATGCCGTATTGACCAACATGACTAACATAACGGTTTTTTATAATTAATGTGAGGGACTATGGCAACAACCAAGGATGTAACCAGAACCCCGTCGGGTCGTATCAAATATAGGGGTGAAACCTTTGCCGGATTTAACAAACCTAAACGAACCCCGGGTAAAGCAAAAAAAAGCGCCGTACTTGCTAAAAAAGGCTCCGAAATCAAGCTGGTTCGCTTCGGGGACCCCAAGATGGCTATCAAAAAAGATCAACCTAAAAACAGAAAAAGTTTCCGCGCCAGACACTCTTGTGACACCGCAAAAGACAAGTTTAGCGCCCGATACTGGTCTTGCAAAGCGTGGTGAGGAAGAGATGAAGATACTAGAAGTGTTGGGCAAACTGGAAAAGCACGAAGCGGAGTGCAATCTACGGTATCAACGTATCGAAGAAAAATTGTCTGAAAACAAAAGCGCGTTAAAAGCTTTTGATTTGAAGCTTTGGGGCTTGGCAGTCCTGATTTTAATTGCGCCTTTCGTTGGTAAATTGATGGGGTGAACACATGGCTTATTCAAAAAAGTCAAAAAAAGCGTCGTCTAAAAGCAAAGGCAGCAAAATATGCCCTGAAGGTAAAGCTTGGGCTCAACGCACTTTTGACACGTACCCTTCTGCTTACGCCAACCTTGCCGCTTCTAAATACTGTAAAGACCCTAACTACGCCAAAAAATCTAAGGGCGGAAAAAGGAAGGGCAAGTAATGGGCGATTTGAAGGATTGGGTGGATGAAGATTGGGTTAGGATTGACAGCCAAGGTAATATCGCGGGCAAATGCGGTACTTCTAAAGATAAAAAGAACCCTGATCGGTGTTTACCTCGCTCTAAAGCTCAAAGTCTTAGTAAGTCTGAGCGGGCTGCAACTGCACGTAAAAAGAAAAAAGCAGGCTCTAAAGGCAAGCAGGTTGTTTCGAACACTAAGGCGGCGAAAGTAACCCGGATGGCTTTGGGGGGTGAAGTAACAAAACCCAAGCGCAAGTTTAAGGGGAAACCTATCCCCGGAACTGCCGTTGCACGAGGTTGTGGGGCAATTATGGGCGAAAGACGCAAAAGAACTAGCGGTTCGGTGACGCAATCATGACTGTAGCCTTGGAAACTTCTATAAAAACAGAAATAATGCGCTGGTCAAAAGAGGTTTTGGAGGTTCCAAGCCCGCATTTTAACGGCGTTCCTCCTTGCCCGTATGCTCGGCAGGCGTGGGCCGATGAAAAAGTGGCCATTGTTTTCAAGCATGAAGAGAGTTACCAATCCTTATACTCTTGTGTGTCCCAATATGACGATAAGTTTGATCTGGCTATTTTAGTTGATTTGGTCAACGACAAACCCCCGGAAGCTTTTCATGAGTATTTAGACGATTTAAATGACTTTATTGCTACCGGTGCATTTATTGATAAAGACATATGGTTAATGGGTTTTCACCCGGACGATGACGTTAACGACTTTGTGGAAGACGTTGAGTTTGAGGTGGAGACTGAAACGCCTTATGCCATGATTTTTGTTCAAAGACTTTCCAAACTACAGGAATCGGCAGACAAGTTGGACAAAAAGGGTTATTATGGTATTTATGACCCCGAGTACAATGCGCTTGAAATATATGCTAAACGTAAAAACCTTTACAGGAGACTAAAAAATGGCGATGAAACCACGTAAGACTAAGAAAATGCGTAGCGGCGGCATGGTTAAGAAAATGCGCGGCGGCGGTATGGTTAAGAAAATGCGCGGCGGTGGCATGGTTAAGAAAATGCGCGGCGGTGGTGCAGTTAGGAAGAAGTAAATGACTGTTTCGGGAAGCAAAGACTTTGAACTGGATGTGGCGGACTACGTTGAAGAAGCGTTTGAGCGTTGCGGATTAGAAGTTCGAACGGGTTACGACCTTAAAACGGCCAAAAGGTCGTTAAATCTTATGCTTGCCGATTGGGCCAACCGCGGATTAAACCAGTGGACTATTAAGCAGCGTACCGTAACCATGGTTTCCGGAGACGGTGATTACGATTTAGGGCAAGATGTTATCGATATCTTGTCTGTCGTGGTTAAACGTGACGGGACTGACTATTCTCTTGAACGTTTGAGCCGAGACGGTTTTTTAACGATCCCCAACAAAACCACGCAAGGGCGCGTTAATCAATTCTTCTTAGACCGTCAGATTACGCCGGTTTTAAAACTTTGGCCTGTTCCAGACAACAGTACAGACGTTGTTTACTATGACGCTCTTACCCGCATGGATGATGCGGACATATATACGAATACAATGGATATGCCCTTTCGGTTTTACCCGTGTTTAGCCGCGGGTTTGGCTTACTATATTGCACTAAAACGCGCACCCAATC